AGATTCACATTTTTGCCGCGATAGATTGGAGCCGAACCGATTTCTTCTCCACCGAGAGAAACGTAAAGGATTTTCCCGCGTACCTCAGCGGAAGGGATTGGCTGAGACAGGCGATAGGTTTCTCGTGCCTCAGCAATCGCTTTGTATTCGTCGACAATGGACAGAGCCTCAGCCAGTGCTGCACCTTGGATGGTGAACACACCTTCGTCACTGATTTCAGCCTGGGCCATCAATTCCACGAAACGACGCGCGTTCTTGATACTGAGTTCTGGGGCGATAGCGCTGCGGGTAACTTTCGTTTTACCCTGGGCGGCAGCAACAGCTTTATCGTGCTGCAGTACCTCGCCAGCCTTTTCGCCGTACTCTTTTACGCGATCAACAGCAACATCTACGGAGACGGCCCCGGATTTAACTTCCTGCTGAACGTCATAATTTGCGGTGCTGAGCGTCAGTAACTTTTCAACAGTACCGACTGACTTATTGACCAGCTTCGCAATCTCGCTGGTTGTCTGGTTAAAAGCGTTGTGCAGTTCCTGGATAACCGCAGCCTGCTCAATATCGGAAAGAGGGAGCTGGTTGTTACTGGTCATTATCCTCGCCAGTCTCTGCACATCGTTACCGTTGAACGGCATGATGTGAATGCGGTCAACTGGCTTACCCGCTGCACGGCATCGTTCATAGCAGCGGCGACGGCGGTGACCTTCAACGACCCAAACACCACCCTCATCACGTGCGATAACTTCCAATGGAGGAACCGAA